GGCTAAGGTCTGGTGGAATACTGAGACTATAGCTAAGTCGTACACGTATGAGAACCTATCTGACGATGAAGTAGGTATTCTAGTGTCTAAAGAGGGTGTTGAAGTTGTAGAACACACTCAAGAAATAGAAATGGAGATGGACGAGTTCGGCTATGATGTTGAACGTAACACGCATAGCATTGTTATCTCACACAAATACGAAGAAGGTGAGATGGTCGTTGAGGGTATCCCTCCAGAAGAGTTCTTTATTGATGGGTCGGCTAAGTCTATTGATGATGCTTATATTGTCTGCCATCGCACAGAGAAACGTGCAGGAGACATGGTAGCGTTAGGCTATGATGCTGATGTTATTGATAAGCTATCTTCTGCTGATGATGATACGTTGAGTGGAGAAGAAGAGAAAGTATTACGCTTCGGTGAATCCATTGACAACACAGACGCTCTAGATAATGATCCCTCTATGAAGACGATCATTGTTACAGAAGCCTATATGCGCATTGACGTAGAAGGCGATGGCGTACCTACATTGCATAAGTTTTTATGCGGCGGTACTGGTTACGAAGTATTGGATATGGAGCCTTGGGATAAAGTTCCCTTTGCTGACTTCCACGTTGATCCTGAACCACACGCGTTCTATGGTCGCTCGCTAGCTGAATTGGTCATGCACGATCAAGACACAACCACTAGCGTATTACGTGGCATACTTGATAACGTAGCACTAACTAACAGCCCACGTCTTGAAGTTAACGAAGACATGGTAGAGATGGACGATGTGCTAAACAATGAGATTGGCGCAATCATTCGCTCAGAGCAGATTGGTTCTGTTAATCCATTAACGGTTCCCTTTGTGGCTGGATCTACATTACCTGCACTACAGTACCTAGACATGCTAGTTGAAGAGAAAACTGGTATCAGTAAGATGTCTATGGGCCTTAACGCAGACGCACTACAGAACACCACAGCAACAGGTGCAGCTCTTACAGCACAAGCAAGTGCAGGACAGCTTGAAGTAATGTCTAGGAACCTTGCTGAAGGCGTTAAACGCTTATTCCAGTTAATGCTACACGTATCTATTAAGAACTCTCCTGATGAGCAGATGATGCGCTTAGACGGTGAGTTTGTGCCAGTAGACCCAAGTGTATGGGACTCAGGCATGGATATGGAAATTAACGTAGGTTTAGGAACTGGTAACGATGACGTTAAGGCAGCAGCTTTAATGCAAACATTCCAAACCCAGCAAGGTATCTGGCAGACTTATGGCCCTCAGAACGGCCTAGTTACGATGACTCAGATGCGTAATACCCTAGCAGATACTTTAGCTCTAAGTGGGTTCAATAATGCAGATCGTTATTATGCACCTATGACTGTAGAGAAAGAGCAGCAATTGATGGCTCAGATTGCAGAGCAGGAAGCACAGGCAGCACAAGGTCAGCCAAGCGACCCAATGGCGCAGGCACTTATTCAGGCAGAGCAGATTAAGGCTCAAGCTAAGATGCAAGGCGATCAATTTAAGATGCAAGGCAAGATGCAGGGCGATCAAATCAAGATGCAGGCAGATATGCAGGTTAAGGCTGCTGAAATGCAATCTGATCAAGGCCGTGAGCTACAAGCACTACAGCTTAAATACCGTGAACTAAAAGCAGGAGATGACCTTAGCCGTGACCAAATGAACCAAGATTTGTTGGTTGAAGCAGCTAAGATCTTAGGTCAGTACGGAACGTCTGTAGATGTTGAGCGTGTACGAGCCATGCAAGCAATGCCAAGAACGGAAAATATGTAATGATAAGACGCGCACAAGCTGAATATCTGCTCAAAGATGATACTTTTAATGAAGTATTTGATATAATCAGAGCAGAACAAGTGAAAAAGTTCTTAAAGTCTAGTAAATCTGATACAGAAGCTAGAGAGGATGCCCATGCGATTACGCGGGCATTAAATGAGTTCGAGCGCGTCCTCCGCAGTTCAATTACTAACGAGGTCATGCACGACAAACGCAGCAAATAAAGGATAGCACCGTGGAAGCGACTAACCAAAGCGTTGAGAGCGCAGTTGAAGCGTTGATGGCTCCAGTGGAGTCTGATACAGCCGAAGTGGAAACAACAGAAGCAGCAGAAGTTGCAGAAGTTGAAGAAGAAGAGGCTGAAGTTGAGGAAGCCGACACTGAAGAGCCAGATGATGAAGAGTCAGATGGTGATGAAGATGAAGGTGAAGAATATGAAGCATCGGAAGAAGAGCAAGCCGATCTAAATGAGCCTAATACATTCTCTATCAAAGTTGATGGGCAGGATGTATCAGTAACCCTAGATGATCTAAAGCGAGACTATTCAGGCCAAGCGTATATTCAAAAAGGCATGAAGCAAGCGGCAGAGCAGCGAAAGCAAGCAGAGGATGCCTACAACGGGCTAAATCAGCAGCGAGAGCAGCTCCACCAGCTAATGCAGCAGGTACAGCAGCAGGGAGTATTGGCGCAACCAGTTCCACCCACAAGAGAACTTCTGGCAGATGACCCACTAGGGTACATTGAAGCAGAGGCGACCTACCGTGACGAAATGGGAGCATTCCAAGCCCAGCGACAGCAGATAGCACAGCAGCATCAAATGACACAGCAAGCGCAAGGACAAGCCCAACAGGCTCACTTGCAGGAGCAATTATCAGAACTTGCACGAGCAATACCTGACTTCGGTGACGCAGATAAAGCGCCTAAGATGAAGGAACGGCTATTGAAGCAAGGTGTTAACGAAGGTTACACGTCTGAGGAAATGAGTAGCATTGTTGATCACAGAGCTATGAAGGTGTTACACAAAGCGATGTTATACGATCAGATGATGGCTGGAAAGGGTACGGTAGAATCCAAGCTCAAGAAAGCTAGACCATTGATTAAAGCTGGTGCAAAGAAGCAACCTGACTCTGCTAGCAAACAGCAAGCGAAGCGCATGTCAAAGTTGAAAAGTTCGGGCAGCATAGCAGATGCAGCCGCATTATTGTTTAGTTAATTTAATCATTTAGGAAGTACATATTATGACAGCACCAACGAATACAAAAACGTCTTATGACGTAACAGGCATCAAAGAAGATTTATCTAACGTAATCTATAACGTTTCACCAGAAGAAACTCCTTTACTTAGCTCTATTGCTAAAGTATCGGCTACCAACACTTTGCATGAATGGCAGACTGACACCTTACGCGCAGCCGTTGATACTAACGCTCACGTTGAAGGCGATGACACTACTGCTGAAGCTCGTGCCTCTACTGCTCGCTTGGGCAACTACACCCAAATCTTTAAGAACGCTGTATCTACTTCTGGTACTGACGGATCTTTGGATTTGGCTGGTCGTGGTAAGCTTATGTCTTACGAGATCGTTAAAGTAGGCCAAGAGCAGAAGCTAGACATGGAAATGTCTTTGTTTGCTAACAAGGCTCGTGTTGCTGGTAACTCTACCACAGCTCGCGTATTGGGCGGCTTAGGTTCTTTTGTTAAGACTAACGTAACCAACATCGGTGTTGGTGGCGCAAACCCAACTGGTACTGTTCCCGGAGCTACTGCACGTACTGACGGTACTGCAACTGTATTTGCACAAGCTGATTTCGATCTTGCTATGCAAAGCATTTGGGCAGAAGGCGGCAAGCCTGATTCTGTTTACCTATCATCTTTCCAGATGAACAAGGCTCTTGGCTTTGTAGGTAACAACAACCAGCGTAGCACTGGCGCAACTGGCGAAGTATCTTCTTTGCTTAACGTTTATATGACTCCTTGGGGCAGCGTTTCGTTTATCCCTAGTCGTAACAACCGCGCTCGTGACGTTTGGATCATTGAGAAAGACAAGCTTGCACTTGCCGCTCTACGTCCAATGAAGAACGAAGCTCTAGCCAAAACTGGCGACAACGAGAAGCGTCAAGTTGTTGGCGAATGTACTCTTGTTGTTCGTAACGAGAAGGCATTGGGCCTAGTTGCTGATTGTACTACAGCATAGATAAAACACATTAGTGTGTTACAATAAAGGAGGCTTCGGCCTCTTTTTTTTGCTTTGGAGAAAATAATGGCTAAGATATCAGAAAAGTGGGTTCAGGAAGGCGATAAGCTGGTTCATGTAAAAACACATGATTGGAACCCTATGATAGAACGCGCAGAAGCATTGCGTCAAAATGGTAATGCTGAGTTTGGCGAGTCTAGGCTAATCGGTGTTATTGATTCAGCATTGATTAACGAATGGCTTAAAGAAGCTGGTGTTGCTTGGGATGATCCAGCAATGGATGACATAATCAAACGCAAGATGTTAAGCGGAGAATTTGATAAGCTTCGTGTGTGGGAAGGTACATACTAACCAATACGGTATTTTGATATGAGTTTGGAATCACTAAAGGAATTTGCAACTGCTCGTCAGTGTCAGGTTATTGACGCTATTAAAGAGCATGGAAGCCAGAGCAAAGCTGCTAAGGCTTTAGATATTAATTCACGCACCCTAGAGAGATCATTACAAGCAGTCAAGCGTCAGGCTTCAAAGCGTGGCTGGTCTCCAGATCATGATATGACTCACTCAGTGCCAGACACTCACGTAGTTAAAGGTGTCTCAACCTTCTACGATTCTGAGGGTAAGCCTATTCGGCAGTGGGTCAAGTCAGATCTAAAGAAGCAAAGCCAAGAGGACGCTCTACAATCCTTTGCAGAGGGTTTGGTTGAAGACCTACCCAAGTACCAGAGTTTACCATCTAAACCGCTTACAGACATACCACAGGCTCT